GCTGTTCGACGATCGAAATCGCGTTCCCGTTCTTTGCAGGGTTGAAATGACTATCCTCCATATTGCTTAGATTGACCCGTTTTATCTCAGCCATTTTTTTGAGGGAAGATTAAGATGTTTTTTTTCTTTTTCCGTCAAGAGCTTCGTAAATGATTCTCCGCAATGGCATCCCGAAGGATACACGGTCATCGCACTGATGGGAGAATCCCTGTCGGGGCGCACAGGAACTTCAAACGGTTTTGGCCGAAAGGCATCCCCACACAGCTTACAATGGGCAACTAATCGTGATTCAATCATACCATTTATTTTATATTAAGGGCAAGATTTATTCTCCTGTGGCATTCTTTGCACATTTTCTCCTTCGACATCGCCATATCACCCGTGGGAATGCGAATTTCGCGCTTCTTTACCGTCCACGCGAGGCGGTTTCGCTTACAGAATTTACACTTGCGGAATAGCTGGAGCATTGGTTTGGTCTTGTTCTGGAATGGTTATAATCGACCCGGCGGTGAGAATGGACGCCGCCACGCCAATAGCATTTTTCGCGGCATTTAACACGACGTCCGCCGCATCGACGATATTGGCCTCGAACATATCAACGATTTTTCCGCTTCGCGTATCTATACCTTTGTTCCGAGGTATTATTTTTCCATCAATTCCTGCATTTTTTAGAATTGTTGCGAAGGGAGCAGTTAAAGCAAAATTCAGAATGTGGGTTCCGACAGTATCAGCTTCCAAATTTATATTCGCCAAGCTAACGCCTCCTCCCGCAACGACGCCATTCTCCAATGCGCACGCTGCCGAGTTAATGGCGTCTTCGACTTTCAGTCTTCGGTAGGCCAAGGCTGATTCCGAATGTCCTCCCACGAAATAGCGCGCCGTATTCGTGTTAATCCGCGCTGCGCGAAGCAATGCGGCGTCCGATCCGTCGACTTTCAGACCCATAATATGCTTGCCGAGGTCGTTTACGCCTTCGAGATAGGTACTATCTTTCGTTACGGTGATGTATTTCACTCCTCCCAAGTCTTCTGGCGTCGCTTTCTGGAGGGGTCTGCCCGATTGCGTGCTGATAATGTTCCCCCCCGTCGCGATTGCCAAGTCTTCCCACCACTCTTCGCGCCAGAGCACAGGCATTTTTATTGCCACCGTCTTGAATCCCCTGACTGCGCGGGTGCGGATAAGGTCGGCAATGACCGGCGGCTCGATTTCTTCGCAGAAGATAACCAATTCCCGCACGGAACTGCTGAATAACGTCTGGAACAGCTTCTCGAAGTCCATCGCCGAGGTTACTTTCTGCCGCAAGAGGAGCACAGATGTTTCTTTCCAACGCAAGGAAGACGTCAGTGCGCCTTTTTCGTCAATATCGCACATATAGGGACTCATGTAGGTCGCTCCGTCAATCGTAATGCCTGTTCCGATTGAATATGAGTCCTCGGTGGTCTTTGACACATCCCAATGGATGATGCCTTCTTTACCGATTTTCTGGTAAATCTCCTGAATCAACGCTCCGATTTCTTCATCCTCGGCCGAAATCGATGCTACGGCCTTTATTTCGTCCACGGTGATGGTTTTCTTCTGCGAGGCGATAGACGCTTCGATTAACGGAATGCACGCTTCTAGGGACGTTTTAAGCTCCATAGGGGGCACGGTGCCGATATGTTTCATGCCTTCCTCCAAAATCGCAGCCGTAAGCACGCAGGTCGTCGAGCTGCCGTCTCCCGACTGCTTGTTCGCACGGTTGATGCTTTCGAGCAGTATCCGATGACCCAAGCGTTCAATCGGATCGGCAAGGACTATGGCGTTTGCAATACTGTAACCATCATTCGTTAAAAAATACCCTGGTCGTTCCATAGTCTCGATGATACCGTTCGCTCCCGCCGTCCCCATCGTTTTCCCGACCGCTTCGGCGACTTTCTTAATGCCCGTAAGCATCTTTGCCCGCGTTGACTCTTCGGTAAATAAATTGTCTTTCATTGTTTTGGATATTCGTGAATAAATAACGGATCGTTCGGCTTCAGAATCTCGCGGAGGTGATAGCTCAGGTAGATTAACTTCGCTTCCAGCCTGAAATATTTCTGCAATCCGCACCGTTCGCACCGTTCTACCGCACCGTCCGGAAATTCCTGTACCGTTCTAAACTTATGCAACCAACTGCCTCTACAGTATGAATTTTGATATTTTCTCATTCGTGGGGTTCGACAGCCCTGATTTCGCTCCATTTCACAAGCCAGTAGTATGAATCATCGTCTTTCGGGTAGCGAGCCGCCATCCACGAGTCAAAGAAGACTTTATCGCCCTGTTTTACCTCTTGTGCAGGATCGGAAACAGCAATCACAATCCCAATTTCTTCGTACGTTCCCCTGTCGTAGGCGATAAACGTATCGTGCTTGACGGGTTCTATTAAAATGTGTCCGTTCACTGGTTTTATCATTCTTCGGGTGGGGCAAACGGATCGGCCTTTTCTTCGGGAATGATGGTCGCGGGATTCTTCGCGGCGGCATTCCACGGGTTTGATTTCGTTCTGGCGGTTCGTGAACCATCGCGCAGAGCCGCACAGTATGCCGTTATCGTTCCGCCGCAGATGAATCCAATCAAAAATATAAAAATATCGTGCTTCATTTTATGAGGGTAACGCAGCCGTTTGATGACAAATTCTGCAACAGGGAAGTAACTTCATTCATCCATGGGATAAGCCTGAAAACGACGAAGAAGACAGCAAGCATCAATCCGAGCAAATACAGAATAAGCTTATATTTCTGGCTCCAGTCGGACACCCTGATTGTCTTATCGCCTTCCATAGAGACAGTATACCATGCCTATTTTCCCGTGGGGACAAGGTGTTTATAATACGCAATCTTCGCTTCGTAGTCTTTCCGCGTCCATTGGAGGTTCTTGGAAGCCTGCCGAAGTTCGTACAGTTCGGCAACCTTCTCGGTTCCGAGCCGCCTGCCGAACTCGTACTGATTTCCGTCGAGAAAGATGTTGCAGTACGCACACTGGGGTTTTACGTTGTCGGGATTGAAATACAATGCTAGTCCGCAAACCGAGGCTTTGATGAAATGACCCGCATGGTACTTCTTTCCCGAAAGACGCGTCCGGTCGCAGGTAAAACAGCGGCCGCGACCTTTCTTTTTCACCCAAGACGCAAAAGCCGACCAGAGTTCCTTCTTAAGGCTGCTGATCGGCTTTTGTTTCATACCGCCAATATACCACTTTTTTCTAATTCGTGGAATTGAGATTCAAGAAAGGAAGCGGAGCATTCCCTGTCATGTACGTCGGCAAGGTTCCATTCCACTTAGAAATGGCTTGCAACTGAACATAATCCGCACCGCCTTGGCTGTTAATAGCCTCAGCCTGAATCTTAATCTGTTCCGCTTGGGCTTCCGCTTGGGTAATCGTCGTCGATGCGTCAATCTGAGCCTTCTGGTAAAGCTGTTCGGCGGTCAAGACATTCTGCTGCGCCGTTACCTTATCCTCGATAGCCTGATTGTACTGATCCGAAAACTGGAAATTGACGATATTCAGAGAGTCCATATTCACCCCAAACGCCTGCAATTTCGTCGTAAGCAACGTAAGCATGTCTTCCCGCGCTTTCTCACGTTCCGTTACCAACTCCTCGGCCGTATAGTTCGCCGTTACCGACTTGATTGATTCCTGGATGGCCGGATCAATAACTCGATTCTGGTAGTCTGAACCGATAGACTGGTAAATCTCGCCAGCGTCTTTAGGGTTAACGTGGAAGTTAATCGCGACGGTAGCCGTAATCTGCTGGAGGTCATTTGACGCCGCAGTCGCATCAACTTGCTCTTTTTGGGTCTGCGTATCCATGAGGACTACGTTCTGCACCAAAGGAATCTGGACATATAATCCTGGATTGACGTTTCCCCGAACCGCACCAAAAGTCGTCCTGACACCGATGTAGCCCGCAGGGACAACCCCTACCGAAAGAAACAAGAGAATCAATACTATTACTCCGAAACCTACGCCAAAAATCGCGGTTTTATTCATGTTTGTTATTCATCCTTCTTTTTTCGCTGCGGGTCTTCGTAATCCACATCAATCAGTTCCTTGATGATTGGCAATGCTTCCTGCAATTTCTTGTGGAAATTTGTGCTTATGGTCAGATGCTTGTTGTTCAGAGCAATCTGTCCGTAAAACACAATAGATGCTGTTGCAGCCTGCGCAATCTCAATGGCCTGTTTTGTGAAGTATCCCGATTCCTTGGAAGCCTTGGAGGGGGAATAGTCCGGATCGTTCACGATTTTTTCGGCCAACTTTTCTCCTGACAGGGAAATAGCCTTCCGGTATTTCCGCAGTTCCCGTGCCGTCATGATGACTTTACGGTCAATCTTGTCTATGAGGGCTTTCTCCACCTTATCCCGCAGTTCCTCGGAATTCCTGAGAATACGGGAAATGGACCCCATTTCGGAGATGTAGTCGAATGGCAACTTCCGATCCATCAGGCTTGTCGCCGTCCGCTTGGAAAGAGATGAAATCAACTGGTAGCTCTGAACCTGCTTTTGGCTCAATCCCAGAAGATTCTGCGCTTCCCCGCTTGTTGCACCCGTGGAATCCATGAAATTCTTTAATGCCAATGATTTCTCCCATGCGTTCCATTGGGTATGCTGTTCCTGAAGGTTAAACCTCATAATCATCCTGTCTTCCTCGGACATTGATTCCTGAATGATGACAGGAACTTCTTTCAGCCCCAGCTTTTTCGCCGAACGATAGCGGCGTTCGCCGTCGATGAGAAGATACCCTTTGTCGGTATCTTCGACCACCAACGGTTGCAAGATTCCCTTGCGGGAAATAGAACTTTCGAGCTTCCGCATTTCCTCTGGAGAAAACTCCTGCCGGGGATTCTGCGGATCGGGCTTCACTTCTTCGATTTTTAAGATAGTTATTTTGTTCATGATATTCGTTTATTCAACAAATTTCTTCTTATTTTCTTAGCTGTTTTTCTTTTCCGCTTCGTCGATAATCTGCTGCGCCGACGCAACAAATGCCTTTTGGGCATCGGTTGAACCGTCAAGCAAGGCTTCGATTGCCGCGACTTTTCCCGCTTCTGTCAATTCCAACCCACCGTTGCGGAATCCCGCCTTTACCTGTGTCTGCAAATCCGCGCTGATAAACTTCTTGAATGCGTTCGATATTTTTTCCATAATTGATTTTTTGTTAATTAATTGCAATTCGTAATTCCACCCAGTACCGTAATTGCTGACAGCCCACATGCTGTCCTTCCCTGAACCAAGGTGTCCGTCATCTCTCATGACGGAAATCTGATAATTGCCATCAACGGAATACACAGTACCCGTGAACACAATATTGTTGTTTTTTCCCTGCACCCGGTCGCCTACGTTGAAATCCATGCTGTTTTTATGTTTTTTATGTTGACGTTGTACGACTATGATTCGTCCTGTTCTTTATCGTAGATAATAACCTCGCCTTTTTTCCGGTCGATGTGCATGTGGCGGCCGTATTCATCAAGGTCTCCTTCAATGGTTCCCCAGAGAAGCTTATGCTTCGATTCTGTTTTGTTCTTTATCTCTTCCAGTTGGTCAACCAGCGCCGAAAATTCATCGTGAATCGCAATCCAGTTCGGCCGCAAGGGAACGGTTTTCATGGCTTTGCCATGCTCGCAGGAATCGAGTTTCTCCTTGACGCCTTTAATGACACCCGCCATTTCGTCAATCATTTTCTGCTTATGGTATTTATCTATCACGTCTTCTTCCATCGTAGGTAATTGGTTAATTTATTCGCTGCCGCTTATCTCCCACACAGGTTGCTTTACCAGTGTCCCGTCTTTCAGCTTGATGGTTTTGTTCTCGTCATAGGTTGCTTGGAACGAGAATTCCGCACCGCTTACGGGGCATATTCCCACACCTTTCTGGGGTACGGGGAATGCGCCGCCCAAATCCAAAGGGCAACCATGATTAGGACAAAGGATTTTGTCAAATGTTGCCATTATCGTGTTTCGCTGGACAAAATATAGTCCTCGCGAGCCTGACGTTTTCTCGACCGTTTACCCATTAAATCTTTCGATTCGAGGATTCGTTTTATTCCCCGATCAAAAGCATCCATGGGAACCGATTTCAGTCCGTCTGCCGCCGCGAACCGTGCCGCCTGCAATACTGCGTTCTTGATTTGGCCTCCCGTCAGCGCAAATTCCGCAAGCTTATCAATCGAAACATCTTTGCCCAAAGGCATTTTGGAAGGGATAAGATGCGTCCAGATTTCCGCGCGGGCGGAGAATCCAGGTTCGGGAAATTCAAGAATCAGCGACAACCGGCGTTCCAAGGCATCGTCCAGCGTATCAATCCGGTTCGTCGCCAAGATGCACACCCCGTCGAATTTTTCGATTTCGGTAAGCAATGTATTGATCTCCGAACTGATAATCATGCCGACATCGTTCCGCGACGTAATCAGAGAATCGCACTCGTCGAGGAAGAGAAGTTTTTTGCTGGATTTCGCTTCCTGAAATGCTTTCTGGATGTTCTTCTGGGTTTCCCCTGCCATATAGCTTTGGAGTTCTGCGGAACCGACGGACATAATTTCTTTGCTCAATGCCTTTGCAATGCAGTGTGCCGCCCACGTCTTTCCGGTTCCCGGGCCGCCGTGGAAAAGCATCGTCATGCCCTTGCCGTACTTGATGGTCTCACCCAGTCCCCAGTCGTCGAAGATAAGCTTCGTGTGTTCGTGCTGCTTGAGAACCGCGATGATTTCCTTCTTCATTTCTTCTGCGATAACCAAGGGGCGCAGATGGGCAAGGTCAACATTCTGGATTTTCTCGACTTCGGGAATGATTAATTCGCAGTCGCTCGTCCAAGATTTTCCGTCAAATGCAACCAACCATGAACGTGCATATCCCGAACCCGTATCTCCGTCATCCCGCAGAACGCTTATTTCCTTAGGATTTGAAATATGCACTACCGTCCCCAGAACGTTAAATTCCTTCAAAATCACGCGGTCGCCGACCTTAAAGATTTTTACCTTTTCACTTTTTACTTTTTGAGTCGGCATAGGATTTTTATTGTTTGTTGGCGGTAGAACTGGGATACTCAAATTGGACAGGGAAAGCATTGCTTTCAGAAATGAATCATTTGGGTCGTTAGGATTGGAAGTAGCCATTAGAAGTTCGTTTCACTGGATTTTTTCGCGATACGAATGAACTCGTCGATACTATACAGCTTATCCTCCTGATCCTTCGTGAACCGGTACGCGTCGGTTGTTTCCACCTCGACATCTACTGCGGCAATATTCCGCTTTTCCTGATGCCGCATAATGGACAATTTGTGCTGCGCTACTTCCTGTCGCATCTTGTTCAGGAGCTGGGCTTCGTCGATGCGCAGAAGGTTAAGGCGGAATGCGGCATTCAACCAGTCTTCGCGGGGAATCGCTTTCTTCGATTCAACCAAGGACTTCATGTAATTCAGGATGTTGTCCGACGTTATGGGATTCATGGTTAGAAAGGAATTTTAGAAACATCGTCTTCGTCTTTCTCCCCCGATTCGCCGAGAATTTCGAGAATCTTTGCCGTCGTATCCTCGATCCGTCGAAGCTGGGTGAACAAGTTTTCTACAAGACTGCCGCTCCATGGGCCGGATGCTTTCGCGGTGCGCGGCTCTATAATCGTCCGGCTGGGTGCGTAGGGCTGATTCGTTTTCGGGTTTATCTTGGTAGATGGTTTCTCCTCGTAGGCAATCTGAATCGTCTTCCCGATAGCGGTGAGGTATTTATCCTCGAAGGTCGTATACCGCGAACCGTCAGTTGCGACAACCGAATACATCGTCCACGGGCGATTCTGACTCGTTGTGCCACGGGCAACATCTTTCACCTCGGCTACCGTTATCGTTATTTCCTTAGGCATGTTATTTTTTTGTTATTCTTGGCAACTCTTTTGAACCTGTTGGGATTTTCTTCCAAACAAGTTCTAACGGGAAGTCTTTCTGACTTGGCTGCTGGCCTGCCGTTTCCTTAGCCCAGATATTCTGCGCCGATTTGAACAAACCATACTGATCCTCGATTTCCGTAAATTTGAACTTGTCCTTGTTGCGCGCGTAGCCCACCTGCAAGATGGCGATTTTTTCGACTTCTTTATCGGCTTGCTTATACGCCGAAACCTGCAATTCATGGGACGGGTAGATATCCTTGGAAGTCTTGATGTCGATAATCCAGATTTCGCCGTTGATTTTAACCTTCATGTCGATCGTCCCCGCGTAATTCTCTTCTTCGTTGACTAGGGTATAGTCCACCGCGAGAATTTCCGGCTGTGTCTTGTGCAGCCAATTCACGAAGCTCATGATGGCTTCGTACTCGATGGCAGTCAGTTCTTTCGGCTCTTCGCCGTCGGCGGAATATTTGTCGGTAATCTTCACGGTGTTCCCGAGAAGAATATCGGAAATTGCTTTGTGTACCCTGCTCCCTTTTTCTCCTGCGGCGATTTTGATTGCCTCTGCCTCGTCGTAACCGTGTTCGGCAAACCAGCGCATGTAGCCAACTCCCTTTGGATAGTACGAACAAATCCACGTTGTCGATGGCATATACCTGTCAGGCTTATTTTCTTTTGAGATAATATACCACCGCTCATCTGAAAGGGTTAACTGAACAATACCCCTAGCGGAATCAACCACCCTTCTTTCAACTTTCATTCCTTAATTTTTTATCATATTTCCTGTGGCAACTTCGGCAGAGTGCCATATAATCATTTAAATTTCTTTTATATTTATGGTCTTTATTGGCCCAATCTAATTTTTTTTCACGAATTCCGCAATGTTCGCAAGATTCTGGTTTTTCCTTATTACGGATGACCCAAGCATGTTTCGGTCCGTACTGCGTTAATTCTCCTTTCCACATTCCGTTTTTCTCGTCGCGGCCAATTCCTTTCATTCCTTTATTCCATGCTACCTGCCCAATATGCGCAAGCGACATTTTCTTTTGGTACATTGGATTAGCCCAAAGAATTTTTTGTCTTTCGGAAGAAAAAAACTTAACCGAACATTTAGGAGAACAGTATCTTCGTTTATCCCATTGCTTATCCGATCCCGTCCCCTTTTTTCTAAAGTACCGCCCGCCACATTCGCAAATCTTGCTCTCGATTCCAGTGGTTCTACTTTTCATGCTTTCAATATACCACATTTCATCTCTTCTCGGCAGAAGAAAGGGACTTCGATTTTAGGATTTACGATCCAGCGTTCCAGCGTGAAATCTACCCTACTTTCTCCATCCCCTTAACTTCTGCCATAGGGGAAGTATACCATACCCCTTCCAATAACGCAAGTGGTAAGGTATCAAGGTTTTGCGACGGGTTTTTCATCTGGAAAAAGACCAGATTTTTCAACCTTTTCTTCCTTTTTCTTGATAGGTTCTAGTTCCTTTAACTTTTCCAAAATCTCCTTCGCATCGTAATTCTTCATTTTACCTGCATGTCGTTTCATAGGAACATTGGTACTTGTGCGTTTGCGACTCTTTCCGAAGCAACTTTATAAAATTCTTCCGAAACTTCGATACCGATATAATTTCTCCCCATCTGTTTCGCGGCCATAAGGGTCGTCCCGCTACCGCAGAATGGATCGAGAACGATATCGCCTTCCTTGGTATAACATCTGATTATCTTCGCCATAAGAGAAATCGGTTTTTGTGTCGGATGCAATTCGTTTCCCGTTCCTACGGCGTGAATGACATCGCTTATTGCATTTTCTGGTTTTTCCGGATGTCCCTTGCTTAAAAGGTAAGCTTGCTCATGCTGTCCTCTTGTAAACCATCCCAGCCCCATATTATTCTTCACCCAGACTATATGCGATTTAATTCCAAAGCCTGCCTGTTTGAATGCAGATACGAATTTGTCGGCATCTGGCCATCCGTAAAATGTTAGGCAAAGACTATCGGGTTTCATGACCCGATAAATTTCCGAGAACACAGGAAGAATCCACGAATCGTCTTTGTCGTTTGCGATAATATCCCATTTGTCTTTACGGCGGTTGCTTTGCCACTCCACAAGATACGGGGGATCGGTGGCCACAAAGTCTACGCTGCCATTGGGAAATGTTTTAAGAACCTCTAGACAATCTCCTAAAATTATATTATTCATTTCACCTTTTGAAACCGTCCGTTCGCGCCGCGCTTCCGGCGGCCGGAAACCAGAGCTTCGCGAACCGATTTTTTCTGCCGGTTGCGGAAGGCTTCGTGCTTTTCCGGATTCTTTTCCCAATATTTCTTCCTCAGTTTTGCTAGTTCTTTTCCTGGGTTTGTCATAATTTTTGTTTTAGCGAATGGCGTAGGGATCGAACCTACCACGGCAAAATTTGGAGTTTCGCCCGCCAGCCTTGGACATGGCCACTCTACTTCTTTACCACCCACTTATTTTGGCACGGTTCGCAGGAAATGCAATGGGATATGGCATAGACTTTTCCTATTATTTCCATCATGTTCTCGGCCTCCGCCTGCGTGAACGGTTTCGCACGCGGCAGAAGTTTTAACTCTAATTCCCCCATTTTTTCGGTGTTTACCAAGGAATCTATTTTACGGATCATGGCCTCGAAATCTAGTTTCTTGCGGAACATCATTGGGTTATAGATTTTATTATTTATTAATTACCATCCCCACTTGAACAAACATCATACCGACAATCGATCCGACACATCCTAGTAATCCTCCATGAATGGAGAAACCGCCAATCATCCCGCCACCAATGCAATTTAATACGTAAGAAATTATTTTCATTTCGTTATATTTTTTATAATTTCTTCGGCCTTCTCCGCTACGGAACGGTGGTGGTGATTCCATCCGGTTTTGTCATACCAAGAGTTTGGCGTCGCGAGGAACAGGTCTTTGTCTATTTTCTGTTCCTCTCCGTTGATTTCCGCCGCGAACTTGGAAAGCAGGGCGGCTTGCTCGGCACGGAAGAATGCCTTGATGTCGAAATGTTCCTCCCTTAATTTTAGGCATTGCTCTCCTGATGGATTTTCACGCCCAGGATTATAGGGATACCTACATTCCGAATGCCCTTTGCCCCCTTCATTATTGTTATAACAACAGCTTCCATCAAAAGCGTGGTCAATGATCTTGGTGGAAGCTTTCTTATCAAACCGCTTCTCTATCTCCTCGATTTCAGTGTTGAAGTTCATGGGTTTGGTTTCTTTTGATGGGTTAGTCCTAATTTCTTTAGATGTCGTGAGACCGACATGACGCTTTTGAATCCTAGTATGCGTTGTATCTGCCTCTGAGAATATCCTTGAGAGTGCAAGTGTCGGATTGATTCACGATTTTCCAGAACCTGTTTACGTCCTCTAGGTATTGGGTTGAGTTCCCGTTTGAGAAATGCGCGAAATAGACAACGAGAACATTGTGCCTTTTCATGTTCGTCGCAGAGCGAAAGAGTGCATATTCCAAACTCCTTATCGAAGCGTTGTATCAAGGAATAAGTCATGATATTTGTGGTTTGGTTTGTTCTGCTTCGAGGGCTTGGAGGGCGACGCGAATCCGTTTTACTGTCTCATTTATCACCCGCTTTTCGTCGTCGGGGTCTTGAACATCCCAGTACTCAAACTCCACCGCTGCAATCGCCTTCTCGATAGCATCCCGCCCCCCTTCCTTGCGGGCGGCTGCGATGAGGTCGCGGATGTCGCGTAATAGGGCGTTAGGCCATTCTTGAAAATACTTTGACACGATAGCGCGAGCTTCTTCGATTCCATAGCCCAATGCGATTGCCTTATCTCCCTCTTCCTTCTCGGCGGGGCTGGAAGCTAGAGCTTGCGCCTCGCATATTCCCCCGTTATTTTGCGGGCTTCCAGTGTTATCCTTTCCCGCGCCAAGGATGCAAAACGTCAATCCGTTCCGGCGACACTCGTATTTAGAATGACTCCCTGTTGCAGTAGGTTCATCGCAAGCGCACTCGCGTGGGGATATATTATCCTTTCGTTCAAGTATCTCTCCGGCCTTCTCCGCGCCGTCGAGGAAGTTATCGAGATCGAACTTCACATCGTCCAATAACGGCATTCCGGTGTATCCTTCGCCCGTGTCGGCATGGTTGGGATCGATTGACATAAGTCCGTTCGTATGGGTGTTTACTGCTGGATGGATGTTATTTTCGGTCGTGTTGGCGTGGTCGGCTTTCTCAAACAGCGCGCGAATTTTATCAGACCATAGGTCATAGCGGATTCCTTTCGTCTTCCATTCGGTATTCTCCGAGCGCGTGTCGGCGTAAAATTCCCTAAGAATCTTGCATACGGGGTCTTCGGCGAAGTAGCCGGTTGAATGGATTACTTCTCGCTGCATCTCATTCGATTTCTCGGCGGCCTTCCTGATGTTCTCTGGGTCGGAGATTATGTCTTTGACTGCGGGGCGGCGATGTATGCACTTTCCATCGACATTCAAACATCGGTCGTTATGCGCTGGCTCTCCACAACCGTCGTTGAAGCTATGCGTCTGGCCCGATTCGTCATCTTTAAACATGTTTCCAGGTGTTATTAGTTAATATACTGTAGATAGTCGATTCACTTTCTCCATGAGGGGGATTAGTTAGAGGGTTAGTAATTTATTCTCTATGAGGTAGATAAGAAGTTTCCCACGGGCATCTGCTTCGGTTCGTGCCTCTCCGGCTTTCAAGGTGTTCTGGTGGTTCGTAATAAACCAAATTCCAGTTTCGTATTGCGCTGTTTGCCAGTTTTCGCTTTTGCTTGGCAACATCTCTCCCAGCTCAGCGACGGTGAAGGCAGCATATCTGCGCAATGTCTTAGACTGTGGCGGTGCGTATGATATTTCCCAAGCGGAAGCCGACGCGTCTCCCTTCATATCTTGATACGAATTGTTCCACCAAAATAAACTCTCTTGCTCCACTCCCAGATTTTTAAGCTGACGAGCTAGCTCCAACGATACGACTTGATTTTCGAGTTTCATCTTAGTTTTTATTCCTTATGCTTCATTCCCCGTGTGCGACTCTTGGGGGGCTGGGAAGGGTAGATATTGTAATCACCCCAATGCTTATTTTCTTTTGAGTGGCGCGTTGCATCATCGTTATCCAAGAAAGGTTCGCCGCATTTCGGACAACGAGTTTTCTTATAAATCTTCTTCTTCATTGTTTCATCTCCCCATCTGGGGAAGGGTTAGGTTCCATAAGTTCATCCAGTTTTTTATGCCATGCCTTCAGTTCGCGCCGCCAGTTCGGATTGATCCAGAAAAAGAAAATTCCCGACGCGGTGAATGTCATGATAAGCGATGCGAAATAAAGCGGCCAGGAATGGATGAATAATGAAACGAACATTCCGGTAACCCCTACAACACTGAATGGATGTCCAGTATAGCTGCGGCGACTCCAGATTTTGCAACGATCGCGAAACCCGTCAAGCTCGGCGAATACTTTTTCCATCTCTTCGGGGGTAAGGTTTTTCATGGTTAAAAATCCGGATTGGTTGCGATCCAGAAAACAAGGATTACGAAAAAAACCGCGAATGCGGCAAGTCCGGCAATCCATGACGAATTTTCGATGATGATACCGACTACGATGCCGGAACCGAGAATGATGGCGATATTTTTAATCATGATTTTTGAAAATTTCTTCGAAATAATGAATGAAGGTGGGGAGAATTTTCTGTCTTCTCCCCGCGTTATGTACCGACCACTAGTGCAGTTCTCCTACTTGTAGAGGCATTTCCCGCACCTGGGCTTGCAACTGTCGGGGCCTCCTGGTCCGCAACATTTATAGGCGCTAACCCATTGGGACGGGTGAAACGGGATGTGGCGTTCGATCATCGCCTCCACGGTATCCCGCGAAGTCTTTGCCGAACGTACATCGAAGTCATCGCCATCCGAAGGACAGTGATGGATGAAGTGTCCCGCGACCCGTTCGCAGAATTCCGCGTAATCGTGCGTATACAGGATGAACGTGTGCCATCCGATGTCTACCACGGCTGACGGCGGAAAACCTTCCTGCGGGCTTCTGGCAGCCAGCAATAGGTATCCCAGTGCGCCGTCGAGAATCTGGCGGGCATCCTCGATGGGTATTTTCTCTTCTTGGGAAATCCGGTTGGAAATCCGGCGGAAAAGCTGTTCGGGAATACTGTCCGCGAAGAACAGTTCATGGTCTTCGGGCTGGTACGGGATGTCGACGGAATTTCCGTCAACGGTCGTCGTAAGAATCATCTCGTTCATAGTCGCACCCTCCTAGTAAGATGCTACAGGAAGCGTACCATATGCGTATCTGGTTTGTCAAGCAACTTCGGTTTCCTTCTTTGGTTCGGCAGACTGGCCGTTTTGCGACAGGTTATCCGAACCGTCCGTCGCAGGCTGTTCGTCGATGTTGCGAAGAATGGCGTCGACCTCGTCGGAAACCCCCGTAGTTAATTCCCATTCAATAGCATAGGCGAGGGATTGGATCGCGTGCTTTATCGCCGCAAGTTGTTTATCGATGTCGTCCATATCAAATTTTGAATAAATCTTTTTTCATTTCCATAAGTCGTCCTAAATTTTTTCCACCGATAGAACCATCTCCTAATTCCGCATCCTCTCTATCGGGCAATCCTATAGATTTCAAGCTGACTCCCATAGCTAAATATTCATGTACGATATCATCGGCAGGAAAAATTTCTTTTATGGAAGTTGTCTTGATAACCCTATCTTCCAAAACCAGTCTTTCCGCGCCATCGAGCATTGCCTTTTGATACTGCCGGAATGTCGGCTCGTCAATCAAGGTTTCTCGCGTCTCGTAATCACCACCATCAACATAAACCATCATCTTGAAATATCTCATGTTATTATGACTGCCTTAATTTTGTTGGCTACCTGTTTCGTCTCTAACTCAGATTTTTTCGCCATATACGTGGCGATATTGTTTTCCAGTTGTACAGGGGTTGTACTTTTCGGCCAATATTGCTGACCGTTTATCTTCGGGAGTGCCGCAATCATCGCCTCCAGTTTTTCGCGGCCAAACTTTTTCAGCAACCGTTCAACTGCTTTTCTCTGGGGAGGGGAGCCGTATAGTTTTTGAATCAATGGATTTACCGACTCGAATAGTTTAATTATTTCCGGTATTTCACCTCCCCCGCTCGCGGGGGGTATTCTCTTCTCTTCTCTTCTCTTCTCTATTCTATTCTTTTCTATTCTAGCGTTATCATTCGCGTTATCAGGCGTTATCAGGCGTTTCTTTTCCCTGAATTTTTTAACTCGTTCATACGGAGTCATATATTTTTCCTGCCTTTTATGCCAGTTCAGTACCGTTATCACTCCGTTATCATCCGTTTCAATCATCTTCAATTTAGAAAATTTTGATAACGCGCCCAGCGTTTCATCCCAAGCGTCGTCAACGGGGTCTAAACCAGCTCTTCGCATAAGAGAATCTTCCGATAAATTTACCACCACGCCATCACTTTCACTGGCAAAGCAAAGCAGGCTTATCCAGCAACTTCTCTCCGATGGAGAAAGTGATTCGATCTTGGGATCGCCAAGATATTCCATCCCATAAAATTTGAACCAAAGATTCGGCATTTTTAAGTTTTTTTTATATATAAAAGACAAAAGCCCCTGCGTGAACAGAGGCTTGTGTCTTCCAACGGTTCACGCCGCAATGGAAACGGGACTATATAATTCTAACTCATTGGTAAAAAATAACAACTGCACTTCCAGTCCCCGCGAGCCGAATTGTTGGGATGATAATGAAGTTTCTCCGAAGGGAAACTTTATGCCAAGATTTCTCAGAGGCATCACCTTTTAATTCAAATCGTGGGGAATAGAATAGTTCCGATAACCGCAGCTATCGGGGACTGGAAGCTATCTTATTTTCAAAGCGATTCCCTGAGTGATGGGAGTTCCTCGCGAAAGGATAAAATTCAATACCGGATGAATTTCCCCTCCCATCATTCAGAGAACCACTAAAACGTAAAATCCCGCTCGTAGGAGCGAGCAGGACTTTACGCACCATTCGCTCCTACGAATGACGAATTACAAATACAGTTTACTCCGAAAATGTTTTCCACAGCAAGCCCCTACCAAATCCCCCGTATTTCCTGCTTTTTTGGACGTACAAACGTCTTGCCACGCCGTTTTGCGTCTTCTTTCAGGTACGAAAGATAGTCCCTGCCGCGTATTTTTTTTGGCGAATTTTTGTACGGATTATACGTTCCGTGCGTACCGCCGAGGAAGGTAGGCTTCTTGCTGTTCAATGCGCCGATCCAGTAGAGAACGCTTGTGTGATGGCAACCGAATTTATCAGCGATGGCTTCGACGGGAACGCCCGCGTCGTGCATTACCTTCATTTCCGCAGCTTCTTCCTTCGTAAATTTTCGCCATGGCATCCGTTTAGTATACTATTCGTTTCATGAAATATTCATACACGCGTTATCCACAGTATTGATACTATATCGTGGGTATGGTGTAGTAACTTGACGGACTCTGGTTGCGTTGTATATAATGGAGTCCATAAAGCCGATTACGCCGCTTGCGACGTTAAAAATCGGCTTTTTGCGTATTTAGGGAAAAAACAAGGCCGAAAATCGTGGAAGATGTCGGCCTGTAGTGTTCCATGAAGGGAAAATCAGGTGCTGATGGGGTTTCGTTTCATGCGCCCATTCCATGCAACCGAGACTCGGTGTAGTTCCCTGGACGGAGCGTTATTTCTTGGTGCTCGAGAGCAGAGAATTGTTTTTCGGCCATCCAAAGTTCCGTATGGCCTTTCGCAAAGATAAGCCAGAGAAGCTTGTAGATACATCCTCCCTGGATGATGAAGTGGTTGGCGGTGTTCATTGGACGTATCCCGTGAACGGCAGAAGCATCTGGCGGCTTACGGAAGCGTTAAACGCGTTTGTCGCCGGATTCTCCGGCAGGCGTTTCTGGCAGCGCGAGCAGCGGTTATTGTTATGATCCACAACCGAAAGGCGCAGATAACAACTTGGGCAAATAGGCATCGCAGGGCGAGCCGATGAAGCAGCACTTTTCTTTTCCATACCATGCAATCTCCTGTGAATGAGCTGGGGGAGGCGGCAGAATACTCTGCGAGCTTTGGGAAGCCTTTTATACGCCCCCGTGATTCCAGTCCGCGAATGGGCTGGGAGCTAGGTACGGGAAAGAGCGACTTTCCAATGGCAGAGCTGCTGCCGAATATACGCCTAGCTCCCAACCTACTAGGGGGTGGGAGGGGTTGGAGGAACGTCAACCGTGTCGGTAGCGGGAATATATTTCCGGAAGAAGTTTATCCCTGTGCTCGCGAGTGCCGCGCCTTCGAGAACGAGAAGGGCGTGAAGGTCAAACGTTCCCGATGCAAGCCACGTCGTCGCGGTAACGAACAATGCGCCGCCTTCCGCAATAAGAAAACCCTTTCCGACCGAGATAAGTTCTTCCTCTGAAATGCTGAATGATACGGACATAGTTTTATTATATATATTTTTTAAGAATCGCTTCGACCTCGGATAATATCTGATCCCTAAGCGATGGTGTATTTACAGTATCTTTTGCTACGGCCGATACTATCGTCTGCGAATTCTGGACTGCTTGGGCTTCGGTGTCTGCATCCTGCGCGAACGTTCCCGTAAAGAAGGGCATGGGGTCAATACAACCGCCGTATCCGTTATTCGGGTCGAGTTCATGGTCTTCCCCGTCGGTCGGCACGAGGCCGAAATGTAAATGGTCGCCAGATGACTCGTAGGGTGCACCCGTATTGTCGGTATAACCCAGTAATGCCCCCACTGTTACCGCGATCGAAGTGCCGTCCGTAGGAATTAACGGATGGTACACAGGGTCGTCTTTGCCGATGAGATGCCAGAGGATGACGTTATACTGCTGTCCTGCTTCGCTGGAGGGCGTCCTGATGTAGATTCCATCCCCGCCATGGGAATCAGTCGCATAAAACGCTTCGCCGTCGCACGGGGCGTATAGGGGCGTTGCGTGGGGTGCGGTGAAGTCAATCCCGTTATGACCCTTCCAGCCAAATTTGGCGTAGTAATCGGGGTTCTGGCCGAAGAGTTGGTTGATGCCTGCGCCGACAGTTTTCCCCGTCATGTCGAGGGGAAGGCCAAGGTTGGGTTTTACCGCGAAATAGAGCTGGAGCATTATTTTACGTAATGAATAATAAGGCCTACCACGCCGACAATAAGAGTCATGGCGACGGTTGCCGTCGACCAGCTTAACCGAAAGGCATCCCGTTCCCCCTTATTTTCCGACATTTTGTTTTCAATCTTGCCGATCCGGTCTTCTGCTTTTTCCAACCTACCGTTCCGTATTTCGTTCTGCCGCACGATTTCATCGAGTCTCTGGGTAAGAGACAGCCCCATGGACTCCACCGTACCCTGCAGTTTCCCTAAAATCCACGTGTTCTGGGCGTGCTGGTCGCTGGCAGGGGAAGAAATCGGTGGAGCGTCAAAATCGGCCATATCAGACTTTAGGGGTTGTTGCTTGTACAGCATTGGGAAATTGCTGGTTGAAAGCAGTTAATTTTTGTTGGAGTGCTGCATTTTCCGTTTGTAACTGGGTAATCTGTGCGGCAATGACGGTTATGTGCGCCTGTGCCTGGAGGGGATCGAAGGGGACGAGGTTCTGTTCCGAATATGTTCCGTCGGGATTTGCGATAAAGGTAGGCATGTTATTCGCAGAAATTGGGTTGGGTGGTTGTTACGACCATCGCCGTGTGGTCGAAATACATATAATCAAGGGTTGCGCTGTTTGTCTTGTCGTACATTTCAATACATCCCGGCAAGGTGCCTCCTGAACCGATGCGCACGGTACTCGATGCTCCCGATACTTGCAGCGTTGTTGCAGGGAAAGAAGCTCCGATACCGATGCCCACGTTGCCGCCGGATTTCATCAGTTTCACGTTTCCATACCCCGACGACGAACCGTTGATATCAATGGCAGAATTGAATCCCAAGCTGGGGCTGTAATAGGTCATCACAATGGGCTTGGACGGGTTTTCCGTGGTGAAGGCCATGGCGTTCGAAACGCTGTCGAACAGGTCTCCTGCGGGAATTTCATACGCCCCGCCATACGATGTGTAGAGGGCAATGTTTGTGCCTGGCAGTCCTCCGAAGGTGAAATTTCCTGAAGGACTAATGGACATGCGGTACGCGTCTGCCGTGTCGTCGAGCAGCGTAAAGTATCCGGCTCCCGATGAATCCGATAATCCCGTCGAAGTGAAACTGTAAGCATGTCCCCCTGTCTGTAACGTGGAATCCATTGTAATCGAAACGCCGCCGTTCGTAGTCGTCGCGTTGTCCGAAAGATACAAAGGGCCGTTGCCGAATTCATCGGTTGTCCCGAAAACCGTCGCAGGATAGGGAGAATTCGTCGTGGACGTTCCTACGGCGAAACTGCCTAAAACGGTGCAGTTGTTCGTTTCGCAGACAAGCGGCGTCGATGTTTCAAGGGTGAAATAATCGACAATGAATGTTTGTCCCGTTGTCGTTGCGCCTTGGATGGTACTGGTGGCAACCCAATGCCCAATCGAAAAGTCTTCCTGCCCAGGGAGGATTTTCGCCTGCGCACCCGCAATGAAGAGTTGCTCTTCGTTCGCGCCCGTTACCTGTAAATTGATGGTATTCGTAGAATTGTTGTCAACAAATTCAAGCGTGGTCTGTCCTGAATACAACTGGGAATTGCACGGGAATCCCCCGATAGCGGTCGTCGAAGGAATCGTAAAATTTATATTCCCCGAAGTCCCCGTTATATCGAATGTCGATCCACTGCAGAACTGCGCACTGTTCAATACGGTTGACGTGGTCAGGTTGAAAATATTGCCTCCCATAACCGTATAGCCCAAAACCGCCGTTCCCGTTACGTTCTGGGCGATGATACTGTTGCCTGACGGAAAGACATTGGGACCAATAAAGTCCCCGCCACCATCGAGGATGGGAATGCCGTTCTTCAGGGTTACCCCGCCGCCAGGCTCTGAAAGCGAAGAATTGCCAATGCTGGTCGCACCGTTGATGATAGGAATATAGGTCGGGGTAAACGCCGTGGATGTCGTAACCGTTCCCGATCCGCTTCCGCCACCTGCCGATGCGCACTGATAGGTAACATAGGGAGTCGTCGAAGAAAACTGTAGGTATTTATTAAGACACGTCGAACTGGCCGACGGCCCGAACCCCGTACCGCCTTGGAATCCTTGTAACACCGAACCAAGGGCAACCTGATAGAAACCCATAACGATAATGCCTGCACCGATCGATATTGCAATGGCTAGTTTCTTCAATAAGGTCATGATTTTATGATGACAGAAAAAAGAAAAAGAGAGTACCTTCCCGTGGATTACGACATCGTCGGTTTCTTCTGCATGTTGGCCTGAAGCGCGTTCTCTCCGGACGTCTGAAGCATCCGCGCATACTCGTCGTCCATCGCCTGCATTTCGGTCTTGGAGATTCCTTTCGTTTCGTATTTCTGCTGTAACTTCTTCAGGTTTTCCATATTCTCCGTGTCGCCTGTTTTCGCGTACCAAGCGGACAGTTTCTGGAACGTATCTTTGGTGTACGCAGCATTCGATTCGCTCTGGTTGTCGGGTTTCACGACCCCCGCTGTATTGTAATTGACCGAAGCAAGCGTCGCCTTCGGCAGGTTTTTCTTCGGAAGGGAAACGAGACCCTTCGAGGGCGAAAACCGGGAAACATCCTTCGCGACGGCTTTCACTTTCCCTTTCAGGCTTCCCGAAACGTTTTCAGAATCGTGGGGAGTTTTGATCCCTTTTTTCCGCAACGCCGTAATGATGCGGTCGTATTCCTTCGGGCGCGTATCCCGCAAGGTATCGAGTGCCGCTTTCATGCTTTTCGTCTGGAAAATATTCTGGGAAAAATGGCGGTCAAGTTTCCCGTTCAGCCAGTCTCCCGCAACCGAGGAAATGGCCCCGCCGATAGGACCGCCGATGGCATCGCCGATATACGCCTCTGCCGCAAGCGCGGCGCGTTTCACGATGTTCTGCCAAATCGGATGGACATGCGTCGGGGCGCGTTTTCCGTTTAATCGTTTCCCGACCGTGCGGGCATTTATCAAATTCCGTTGGATACGCTTCGTTTTGTCGTAAAGCGTCTTATCGGGCAACGCATCCCGAATCATGCGCCCGTAGGCTTGTCCCAGCGCTTTATGCGCCATGATTTCAGGGTTTGTCCTTTGTCCCTTGTAGCCGTTCGCTGCGGCCGCATAATGGGCTTTCTGGGCTTCCCGGAGGCTGGAAAGTGGCACTTGGCCGTTCATCCCTACTCCTCCCGTATCATCCGAAACGAATCGCTGGATGTACTGGGCGGCTTTTTTTCTATCGGTTGCTGTCTGCAATTTGTCATTTCCGATTGCCGTCGCCGCGTAATTGATGGCGGAAACGGGAGAAGCCGACCCTCCTTCCGCTTTTATCTGTTCGTCGAGAGCATTGCCGATTTCCGCATCCAGAGATTTCGCTTTAGTGTCGTCGAAGGTAAGATTCCCATTTTCATCCGGCTGGATTAACCCGAACTGGGATGCGGTTTGAATCGCTTCTTTGCCGTCGGAGCTGTTCGCAAACGATCGGTTCGACTGTGTCCCCTGCATGGTTTCATTGATGGCATCCTGAACCAAGGATGATGCTTGGGAAGACTGGGCGATAGGATTCGGTGTGTTTTCCTGCGGCTGTTGCTGTGAACTTCCCGTATCCGTTGGCGTTTGCTGGCTGTTTCCTCCTCCCATCGCACCCGTAACATCCTGCACAACGCCTTCAGTAAGACCTGCCAGTGCCCCGGAACCTGCTCCCGCGAGCGTTCCCGCGCCTGGCAGAATGCTTCCCGCAAGACCTCCCGTAACCGCTCCTGTGGCAGCATCTTCTAAGGGAGCTTTTGCCATGCCAAGCAACGCTCCAGCACCACCCAAGCCCAAGCCTTCAAGGGCAGTCAACCACCCAGGTTGACTGGATTGATTCTGCGAAATATCGGCAGTCTGCCCCCCGCCAGGAGTTCCCGCAGTTGCATTATTCACCTGATTTTGGGGATTTTTCGCCGCTTCCTGATTGTAATATTGGGCAACTTTGTTTACGTAATTCTCCGTGCTGCCATACGTGTTGTTCTTGCCGTATTCTGGGTCTTGCCACGCATCGGGATTTCCTGTGTTCCACGCGCTTGCAATCTGCGCAGGGGACAGTTTTCCGAGTTCTGGATAGCTCGGATCACCCGATGTGGACATCGTTTGCACGGCATTTCCCGCAATTTCATCCTGTTGCTGGGGAGTAAGCTTCATGCCAGCTGTGTACTGCACTCCCGCTTTCGGTGCCCATTCCTGAAGAAAATTCGGCGTCATCTGATACGCTCCTTCTGAATCCGCATTGTCTCCCGTAGCGTCAGAGGCTCCGTATTTCCCACCGCTTTCCGCCATGCCGAGTGCCTTCGTCAATGCAACCGTACTCGGAGAAAAGTTTTGTGTTATCGAAGGCGGGGTCTGGGGTTGAGCCGCTGGTTGTGCAACTTGTGGTTCCATAGTTTATTGATTGCCGAAAAACGGCGTGTAGCCAGAAGGGGTCTGGGAATTCCCCGAAGCACCTGCACCAGAAGGCGTATAGTTCGCGTTGCCGTTGAACGTGTTGTACTGTCCGTTCAAGCTCGCTTTTGCAACGTCGATAATCGTATTCATCTGAGTCTGGATGCTCTGTGGCGTTGCATCCGGTTGAATCATCGCGTTCACGAGTTCCTGCTTGTAATTCGTCGTTGCACCTCCCGAAGTTCCGACGACCGAACTCATCTTGTTCGTGAAGTCATTCAGATAGGTATTCAACTGCGCAAAACGCGGGTCGCTTAAATTCTGTCCCTGCGCCCAGTTCTGGAGTTGGTTCGCAATGTTCGCCGAACTGAAGTTGATTCCTTGACCACCGCCTTGGGACTGCGGGGTATTCAGCCAACTGTTAAACGACTGCGCATCGTTCAGCGCCGAATTGTAGTTCGGCAAAACATTCTGATAGAAGTTCTGGCCATTTCCGAGATTTCCCGTAACTTGCGCCGCAGCACCGATTCCCGTTCCGCTTTGTCCTCCGCCGTATCCTGTATATCCTCCAGCTCCAGGCTGAACTTGGGTCGGGTTATACGTTCCATAGGGATTCGCTGCCGTCGGAGCACCGAGCTGTCCTGCTGCGGCAAGTCCTGACTGTTGGGTTCCTTGCTGTGATGTTGCTGCGCCTTCCTGCTGCGCAGCCGCTTGCATTTCTGCCGTAAGAGGGGCTTCCTGAAGTGCCAATGAATTTTGAATCTGGCTACCTTGTCCTGAAAGAAATTGGGTGTTCGTCCGCGAACCGGCAAGATTTCCCAAAGCAGTATTTGCACTGCCTTCGAGTGTCGCACGTTGCGCATTTGCCTGATTGTACTGGTTCTGCGCTGCGGTGAAAGCATCGCTCGGATTCGCAGCCGTTGTCTGCAATGCTCCCACGGTAGAACTGAATGGCGCTGCGCCCGTATTGGTATTCGGATTAGTCGTTGGCGGCGGTGTTACGGGCGGCGGAGTAACCGGTGGCGTTATGGGAGGGGTTGCTGCCCCTGCCCCAGAACCCGTCCCTGTTCCTGCCCCTGTATTTGTCGGGGAAGAAAAACTATAGCTAGTTGGCGGCGGAACATAAGCCGATTGATTCGGCCCCGTTGATACATTCGGTGCATGTGTCTGGGCATTCGCAACCTGAATCAGCCCTGAACCTGCGGATGTTCCCACGCCCGTTCCCGTAAATCCGGTTCCTGGAGCGGTATTCGCAAACCCTTGGATAGCACTGCCGATACTGTTATCAATGCCTGTTGCGGCATTCTTCAGACCTCCTGCGATAACGCCCAATCCCGATCCGAACGCGCTTCCCAAGCCGTTCCAAAATCCGCCACCCGATGATGACGGAGGAGACACAAGACCTGGATTCTGTACGGTGTTGGAGATAGGTGATGGCATAGTTTTATTTTAATTACTCGTAGGATAGATGTACAAATTCGGGTTGGATTGCACAGGAGTTACCGACAAATCTACGTTAACCTGTTTTGTCGAAAGATAGAATTCCGCAAGTTGTAATTTCTCTTCGAACAACGAATTGAACATCTGGTACTTGTTCGGGTCTTTTACGATGGAATTGAAGTAAATCCGGAGCGCACCGTAGACGATGGCGTCGTGGAAGTTGGGATCAAGCAATGGGTACTGCCCTATGACATAATTTGCCCCTGAAGCATTCGGAGCATTCACGATGGGCTTCACGAGTGTTACTGCGGTTCCCGACGTGAAATACTGGATGGGATAGGCAATCCCGTCCCCGCCGGGCGGCTGTATGGTCATGTAGAGATTCGTGAACGTTAAATCCGTCCCTTGGGGATAGCTTGTCCATGTCGTCCCCGATCCGACGATTGCCGTCGAACCGACAGAAGCAGATGAAATAGTTCCCGTTGTGTAATCCTGATACGACATATCGACAACGTTCAGTTGGCAGTTCAGCGTGATGATTTCTCCCGACGTTGCAGGGATCGGCCAGAAGTTAATCTGGTTATTGTAAATGAAGAAATACGCCGGAATGGAAGAGGCATAAGGAAGGGCGTTGAGCCGCGTCCATTCCTGAACGCTCTGCACGGGGGCGGGAGAATAGACGAGCTGGCCAATCGTAATGGTCGAATTTTTTATTTTCGAAACATTCGCCGGCAACGGATAGGACTGCACTCCTTGGCACGATAAATTCGCCGATGTCTGGTTGGAGGTAAGCCCCGACTGCCAATAAATAGCGGTGGAATTTTGGGTGAAAAAAACCGTGCGCTGTTCTCCGCTTGAAAAAACCACAAGCTGTTGGCATGTCAGATTCGGCCACGGAGCCGTAAGCGTCGCTGAAGTAGTGCCTGCGGGAAGTGATGCACTGCTAGCTGTAAGAGTCTGCGGACCTACAGTCAGCATCGTAAATGACCGTTCGTTGTCGAAATATTTCAGTAAAAGATACCGATGCTGGTCGTTAATCAGGATCGTCGCCAAGCTGTTGTTCGCGGGCGTTGAATTGAGCGAAAGCGACGTAAAAAGATTAGTTAATGCGGTCAAGGACTTCATGCTTCTAGTATCGGTTTTTTGTATTTCCTGGTCATTTTATTCGTGGATTACCCGACTTTTGCAATCGAAAGATACGTTGCATAATTGCTTCCACCACCTTCGAGTTTGGACATGATAACTTCAAACCCAGGCCCTGGGCTTGACCCCAGTTGTTCCACTTTTCCCGAAAGAGAAATCGCATCGCCGATATTGCAATAGGTAATTACAGAAACGGGAGCGGAAACGAGTTGGTCGCTTGCGGGCGTCGAAGAGTCTGCTGCGGATTGTTGCGCAGTCGTAACCGCAAGCGATGTGCTGCCGTTAAAAATCCCCGACACGAAATACGTGGGAGGAGCCATGTTTTTTATGGCGATATTTCCCGTGATAAGGTAATACCCAGCCGTTATGACCGTAAAGGTATTCGCAGGGCCACTCCATGTGAGATTGTTTGAAAAAACGTTTGTCATCGCCACCGTTTGCCAGTTGAAATTCGCCGCAATATCAGTGTCATTCGTGATATAGGAAAACCCCGTAGCACTCGTTATCGTAGGCGTAGGAACGGAGGTGTAGGTTGGAATCGTCCCCGTCGATGTTACGACCGTTCCAGGGCTTCCCACGGCCAAAGAAACCCACATATGTCCGTTGTAGTACGTCAAATCCCCCGATTTCGGGTTGGAATCAAACCGCGCGATATTCGCAATATCAATCTTTGGCGCATCAAGTCCCGTATGTTTGTGATACGGGTTCTGGTCGATTCCTCCGAATTGGGCTTTGCTCAGTTCGTCCTGAACAATCTGTTGCACTTGTGCTTCTGTTAGGGGCTGGTTCATACGCCGTAGTAGCCTGTCTGGGGATTCGTCGAACCTTTAATGCGCATTTCTGTCAACCGGACAAACGAAGGATTGCTTGTGGCAGCCGTCAGAATCGCCTTCACGAGAATCCATTGGAACTCTTGCACGGGCATGGATGTCGTAATGCCGGATAACGTTGTGAGTCCCGATACATACGGGAAAACCTGCACCGAAGTAAAACTACCAACAAGATTCGTTGCCACTTGGATTTCAACCTGTTCGGTCGCCACCAAGGGAGCTGAAAGCTTGAATTCAATCTGTAACGGCGTTGTCGGCTGGATCGCCGTGCCAATCGGAATCATGTCCGAAACAACATACGCTTGCCCACTGGTATAGAGACTGCTTGTCGTCGTGTCCAGTCCGTAATTCGATGTTCCATCGAACCAGCCAATGAATAATGCTTCGCCTGTGCCATTTACCGCGACCGTTGGGTTGTAAATCTGCGCAATCATCGCCGTTGCATATCCCGCATACGTCCCGTAGGAAAGCTGGTTCGCCAACCGAATCGCTTGGGTATTCGTATCAATCGCCCACAAGCCGCCCATCGTCGTGATAGCGGTTCCCGAATTCTGCGTTGCAAGAAACGAGCAAAAAAGCTGGTCTTTGTTGTAGCACGTCCCGCCCCACTGGAAGTAGGGTTCTACCGTTCCCGAAACATGATCCGGAATTTTCTTCCATAACTGAACTTGGCTGCCGTTTGTTATATAAATTCTTCCCCGATTACCAATGAAAATATAGGTATTCGTATTCACCGTAATCATGCTCTTTACGAAAACTTCAGGAAGGATAAGGGCATTGTTTACGACGGGAGAAAACGTATCCCATGTGTAGACAATATTACTCGACCCACCGATGAGAAGGTTCAGATCGGAAGGAGCGAGACACTGGGCGCGGTCGCCGAAGGGAATCAGTTGCGGCTCGTTGTAGGAATAGGTCGAAGAGGTCGTGGGAACGAACAGCGTCTGCGAAACATTCTGGAAAATCTGCCCAATGTTATCGGTATCGCAGAAATACAGGACACCATTCGGATGGATCAGTGCCATGTGCGACCCAGTGAATCCTTTGGGCGACGTAAGATAGGGTGCTGCTTGGTTGATACTTGCCGTCGCTGGATTCCAACCATACGTCCATACTCCGGAACCTGGTCCCCCGCTATACGAAGAAACCACAAAGAAGTCTATCTGGCTGTTCCGGAAGACGAAGACATAATCCACGGCGACGGGTGCGCCGTTGCCGTCGAGAGCACCGTTCGTAACGCGCCAGTAGACCAAGCCATTTCCCGAACCGTTGAGTGTTCCTGAATCGGGGAATCCCCCTCCCCCACCGACGCCTCCTGCACCCGTGCCATCCGTAACCGCATTGCCCGTATACGTCCAGTAGGAATTCGTTCCCGTAACATAGAAATCACTCCAGACGAGTCCCGTGCCGTCAACTAAGAACGTATAATATGCCGATGCGTTTGCGTTGATAGGCTGTGCAAAATAAGTAACGGGACCACCGCCACCCGTAATGTACGCGGGGGAAATCCCTATCTGGTATGCTGCAAACGCCGCCGATCCTGAACCGCTTACCGAAACAACGTTTGCCTGATTGTAGTCCGAATACAGTTTAAAGGTCGATCCCGAAAGATTCCCCACCCAGTAGGGTGTTTTTGTGGCAAGACTGGAATACGATCCGAGGCTTGTAAAATAAATCGCCATCCGATTTTCAAGAACTCCCGTGAACGTTGCGGTGAGTACATTGCCAGAAACCGAGGTTATCGTACCCGATACCGCGCCTGAATAAATCTTCGCCGTCGCGAAGTTCACGTCGGCTTCCGACGGGACGCTCGTAATATTAATATTGCGGAGGTCAGTTATCCCAGAGTACGGAGAATCCCCGATGCCTTTATCAAAGCCACTGATGATGAAATCTCCGTTTGTATTGTCAATGCTGTACGCCATTTAGTAGGAATAGGTAAGAATTACGATTGATCCTGCGGGAACTGCTGCCGTCAGCACGTATTCGCTGCCGCCTCCCACGAGGGTATAGTCAACCCCTGGGGTCTGCCGCAGGCCATTGATATACATGCCAAAATCGAATGACACGTCCCCTTGCGAGGTAAAAAATATGGTCTCGTTCGCGGAGCTGGTATAGACATCATTCTGAAAATTAGCGAACCCCCCTGCCCCTTCGACAAGAATCCGTCCCGTGCTTTGGTTAATCTGCCCAGGCATAACCTGCGGCGGGCTGCTGCCGTCTATTTCAAATAACGCCGCCGGAACAAAGTTCTGATCGCGGGGAGCTTGAATATTGTTTTCGGTAAGCCCTCCTGCCATGAATTAGGTTGTGGAAATTAATAATTTACCGTCATTAGTCGCGACCGCAGGGTACGTTTTTCCATCCGTCCCTTGGAATAGCCAGCATTGCACATAATTTTCGTCTCGGGGAGCGACCGGAATCATCGAAAACGAAATCGTAGCTGTTGTTGTCGTTAACACCCTTCCCGTCGAGCCGTTTATTCCGATACGCACGAGATGTTTGCCCTGAACCGTATCGGTGTTCAGTACCGCAAGCTTTCCTGTTACGAAATTTTGGTCGCGTGCAGCAACGGTCATAATTTTCCTACGTTTTTAAGCATTATATCCCTCACTTTTGTCCTATCCGCAATCTTTATCGCCTGTTGTTCCAATTTTTTCTCGATAATTTCATTTTCTGCCTCCCGTTGGGCGACATCTGCTTCGCGCTGTGCCACCTGTGCCTCCCGATTTGACAATTCCTGTTCCATTTCCCTCTGTTTTTCCCCTGATTCCTTGGCCTTTGTTTCGGCATCCAGAATCAGTTTTGTCAATTTTTCCCGTTCGGCTTCGATGAACATGCGTGCAGTAATGGCAGAGTCCGTATGCGTGCGTGCCCGTTCGGCTTCGTCCTGTGCCTGCTTTACGAGAAGCGCATATTCGTCCTTTCCCCTGTTCACTTCCTCAATGCGTCCGACAATCTGCGCATCCTTTTCGCGCAATGCGTTTTCCATCGTTCGCAATTCCAGTTCCTTGGCCATCACCGCCAGCATTTTCTTGTCGGCTGCGGACTCCCGCTTTTCTGCTTCCTCGCTTTTTGCCCGCACGGCATTCCATTCCTCGGAAACCTTGGCCTGCATGTCCCGATACGCATTCATGGAATCCTGTTCGGATTTTCTGGCTGCTGCGAGAATCTTTGCCGATTCATCGCGATAGCTGAACGCGCTTCGGTAGGCATCATCTGATGCTACCGCTTGCCGTACAATCCGTTCCTTCTCGGAATCCAGGAATACCAACGATTTCTGGTACTCGGCATCTCGCACAGCGCACTGTTTTTCGCGTTCCTCAATGGATGCCTCCTGCAGGAAAATATCTTTTTCCTTCAGAGCCAGCAGTTCTTTCGCTTTTTCCACTTCGGAAAGTCCCGCCGATTTCTCGGTGCGCAGTTGCTGCACTTCTCCCTGAATCGACTCTTTTTCCGTGGTGGCTTCCGCGATTTGCTGCATAACAGCCGAAAGAGATTCATCCCTGAATTTAATCAACGATGCTTCGTCGTTTGCCATCAATTCTCGCAGAGCATCAACACGACGGCTGATTTTCAATCCTTCTTGGATTTCTCTGTTTTTCTCGGAGTTTTTTGCGGCGGCTACTTGTTGTTTGGACAAGAGACGCATGTTATTTATCGACCGATGCTTTCTTGCGCAACGATGTTTTCCGGTCGATCGCTTCGGTTACGAGTTGGTCTTCGTCATCCCGATGCAATTTCTCTTCCATAGGAACCGACTCAACGGGAGTGATGACTGCTTGCGTTAACGGAAGCGGATCGAGACACTTCTGGATATAGGGAGTCAATTCGTTGAGCGTATACGTTCCTGCGTGGCTCATGCCATACCCTCGAGGCGTAATCATGCCCATATCGTCAATCGTTCCTTCGCGGCTGCGGATTTTCTCGTATTGTCGGCTTTTGAAGAACTCGCGTTCTGCCAAATCCTTTGCGAACTTTTTCCGGATAGCCTGTATTTCAAGGGGTGTATGATCCACGATAATCATGGGCGACGTGGCCTTTGCCGGAAAACGATATTCCTTGCTTCCCCAGACACCCACGAAATCCTCATCCGTCCAATTCGTAAAGCGGAATGTGCCGTCGAAATTCTCCGGCAGAACATTGTCATACTGCATGATATTCTTTTCCATATTTCAGGTGAAAACCCTTGTTCAGGGTGATTAATTAATTTCCTGGGGCGGAAGACAATTCCTCCGCCCCTGCTGCAACCGTTAAACCTGCAAGAAGACCGAGCGAGACTTCGCGGAAACCGCCGTCTGGTTGGCATAGCCAATGATAGCCGTCGGAGTCGTGCCGCCCGCCAAGGCAACCGTTACGTCGCCTGCAGTCGTGGTCGACGGCGAAATCGCCTGACCAACGCTTGCCGTCGTCGCATCGCTGATGGCTGCCACGAGTCCACGCGTCGCCACGAATCCGTAGGACTGCGCTCCCGTACCGCCTGCGGCACTGCCAGCAGCCAACGTGTAAAGCGTTACCCCCGCAACTGCTCCCGTGGGAGTCGTCGGGTTGATAATGACATTCGCACCGTGCGGCGGAAGCAAGCAAACCGTAGAACTGGTCGTAAGTGCCGTATTCGGGCTGTCTTCAAGCGTGATGGTTCCTGCGGTCGTGGCTCCAATAACCGAGTTACCGGAAATCTTCAGTGTCTGACCGATGCCAGGACCCGAATCCACCATGACGAAACCGCCCTGATACTGGTTCGCAACGACTGCCGTGGCATTCGTTCCGACCGAGACTACCGCTGGGATATTGCCGTTCGCGGAATACGCCTGGAACGCCGTAACCGCAACGCCTTGGGCATTCGCGACAATAGCCGCATCCTGCACCAAGACGCCAACGCTGTTTAACGCCGTTGCGCCCACCGAGACCAGCATGACCTCGCGGCCATCAGACAAGTCCCACCGCGTTCCGACGAGCGTGGCGAGGTTAGCATCCGTGGACGACTGGAATGAACCAGAGGCCTGAAGTGCCAACGGGCCATTAGCCCCTTTTTGAGAAATAGTTGACATTTTAGTTTTATTGTTTTTATTTATTTTTCTTTAAATCGATAATGTCTTGGAATAGTGGGATAGATTTTAATTCATCTTTTCGTTTTCGCGGATGGTGATATTCGCAAAGCGTGATGCCATTGTTCACGTTATAACGTTCTGCTGGATAGTCCCGCCACGGAAGGATGTGATGAGCAACAAGATTTCCTTCGCAATCTTTTCCTAAGAATTGGCATTTCCAATTATCTCGCAATTTTACTGTCCTCGCCCAAGCGAGATAAGCAGAATCGTTGCGTTCGTCGTTTCTCTTCCTGAATTCCAATCCTCCTTTCCAATTCCAAGCATTTTCGCCGCGATGAGAATCGCTCATCTTTCGGCGTGTTTCGATAGAAGCTTTCCTCCCTTGATTTATTTTATTTCCACTAGCAAAAGGATTATTTGATTTTGATCCTTTTTTCACCCCTGCCAGAGGACTTCGCTTCATACCCTTGTAGAAACTTCCAGAATTTGCCTTCACTAAACCTTTCGTTCCTTTGTTCCACGGTATGTTCCCTTTTCGAGGCATGCCCCTATTTTAACACGATTTTAAAGAACTTTTCGACCCTACGCAGAACGAGTAAACACATACGCCGTCGCACTGGAGAACATGATCGTAAACCGACCGATGCCCGTCGCACCCGACGCAACCGTCAACTGTCCGAAGCTGCCTGCCGTCGTGTTTGCCGCGTCCGATTTAATACCGTTCGTCGCAACAGCCATCGTTACGGTGCTTGCCCCCGCCGTGTTATCGACGTAGAGGTCGAAGACATCGCCTTGCTGTGCATTCAGATACGCTCCCAAAAGCGTCCCTGTAGGAAGCGTAATGGTCGTCGCCGCAGCCGAGGTTGAGGTGATATACCCCGTAGCAACCTGCGCTGCCGTGGCTGTCGCGGTGGCGTTAATTGCCGCACGCGAATTGGTATTATGACCTGAAACAATCGGCAGGCGGAAAAGATACCCGCCCTGCTCGAACCCGTTCGGATACATCTGTTCAAAGGTAATCATAATATTTTTTTAGTAGTATTATGACCTTTCCTTATGCAACGCCGGTAATGCCGGTAAGAACCGCCTGACGAAACGGTGCCGTTGAAATCAGTTGACCGCCGAGGATCATGAAACCGTTCACCGTTCCTTGGTTGTACGACCGAATCATGCCCGTCCACGTGAAGGCATCCGACGGCGCGTAGATTTTGTCCTCGTACACGTTGCCTTCGATGTCCTTCGCACGCGGGGAAACCCGTTCGCCCTCCCACCATCCCAAGGCATACCACTCGAGGTACTTCAAATTCATCATGTAGAAGTAGCCCGTCGTGATTTTCTTGTCGCGGGAGATTTCCATACCATCCCAATACTGCGAATCGTAGCCAGAGGTCGACGCGCTAAACTTCGGGCCTGCGCCACGGAAGTCAGACGTATTGCGCTGGAACGGCGTCTGGAGCTGCTCGAAGTAGCCCCATGTGGTGTAATCCGTGATGATAAAATCAGGCTTCACCGGACCATCTGAAATGGCATTCCACAAGGTACGAATCTTGGCGAGGGAAATAGTTCCGCCCGAAGCCGTAACCGTGGAATTAAGACCCGTGTATGATGCACGCGTGAGACCGCCGTAGGTCGCGGCCACCGTACCGTTATCAATCGTATTCGCCAAACCGTTCGGGGCTTTGCCGCCGAACGACGTGCCATCACCCTGAAGGAAGTTGCCGATGTCATCCGCCGCATCCTGTGCGCGTGATTCCATCGTAACCGACATAAGCTTCAAGGTCTGCATCGGCGTATCGTTGATCGAAAGGTCCGAACCTGCGAGAGAAACGTTCGTAGCGACACATTTTGTTACTACCCTTGCGGGCGGGGAAACCGCTTCGGATTTCCCTCTCTACATTCCTGTAGAGTTCAGACTATTACATCTCCATTAGGAGTTCTTTCGTTTAGTCGTTGTTGGTGCACCGTTTTTATGATGAGTATAAAGAGTATATTTTTTCTTCGCTGCTTTCAATCTATCTTTGATGAGGATGCGTGCATTTATTTCTTCGGCTGACAACTGCCGAAATCCACGCTTACCTTTCAAAGTTTCGAGATACTTTCCTTTCGTATTTTCAAATTCGAGAGCCAATTCGACTTGCTCTTTTTTGATTCTGACGAACGGAAAGATTGAAGAAAGAAATCGTTTTGCCGCTTGCGATCGAATATCCCAGCGATGGATGAAATTATCACCTCGCTCAATATAGGATACACTTCCACCGAATTTTTCCTTCAGAAAATCCATTATTCTTCCATCCTTTTGCGTTATGATAACTCGCAACATGAAAGAAGGACTTTTGCTGGCTTTTGAGGTGGTCGCTTGGTAGATATCCACATATCCTTCTCCGTCGAAAATTCCTGCGGCATAGGCTGAATCGATTTTATTGTTCATACCTACATTATACCCATACTAGAAACGATGTCAAGGTGCTTCCAAGGCGTTATCCATTTACGCAAAAGCGCAGTTGGGAACTTCGCCGTATATTAGAAAGAATTTAACGACGTCTGTGAGCTGTGTAAGAACTTTCTTAAACGTCGGATAAAAAGTCATGTTAACCGAAACCGGCTGCTGCGTTACCGGCAAGAGGTCATAGCCATTGAAAGCAACGGAGGCAAGGCCCTTCTGATATTTAATCGGAAAGAGCATCTGCGAACCGTTCCACTTCTTTGTCTTTGACATCAGCTTGCCGAAGAAATAGTTATCACGAAGAACCTGGTCGACCCAGTAAGGGGCCAAGTATTGGTTCGTAGTCGTAGTAACATTTACTCCTGGGACTGAGGCCATAGTAGTGATAAATGTTGTTTAGTTTATTTTCCGTCTAGCTAGATGATTCCGTTTTCCCGCAAAAAGCGGAGTGTGGAATCATCCTGAATCTTCGATTCTTTAGAAGCACCGCTTCGCGTCATGCCTCGGGAGGCCAATTCTTTGGCTCGCGATGATGAACGCGTCATGCGGGATTCATAGAGTTCCCACACCGTCGTTGGGTCGGCATATTCCACAATGTAGCCATCCCGATCCTTCGGCGATGCTTTCTCGAGCAAGGTAAGGAATCCGTTGCGCACGTTCGGGTCGGAAAAATCGGCTCCATATTCATCTTCAATACCTTCCATCATGGAATCCAGATTCTCCTCTTCTTTCTGCACGGCAACATCCTCGCTGCCCCGCTCTTCCCGTAATTTCTCTAAAGCGCGTTCGACGGCTGAATCCTGTAATTTCCGCAAGGTGCTTTCCAGTAAGTCCGATGCCTGTTTTTTCTCAGGCGTATCGTCCCCATAGATAGCCCGCACGGCTTTAATAGAATCATCCTGCCCAACCTCTTCGGAAAACTTTCGGGCTTCGCTCATGCCCTGAAGGCGTGCATTCAAGGCAATATTGGCTTCCCGCTCCGCGCGGTACTTCTCCTCCAACCGCCTTTCCCGCCGCCTGCGATATTCGAGTGCAGTCTCGCTGGAATCTTCAGTGTCCTTTTTTTCAAAAGTTCCCTCTGCTCCGTCAAGTTGCTTATCAAAAATATCGTCTCCTTGCTGTGCCTGATCCGATTTAAGTTCTTTCAAAAACTCTGATTGTTCGGACATAGATGTGTGCGCTTCTTCAGCGTCGGTTATTTTATTCGCATACAAGCCTCTTTAACGCCTAGCTTTACGAAGGCAGAAATCCTACACTTTCGGAACGAACTCTTCGGTCGTACCGCTCTGCGTCGTCGTCTGAACCGTAACAACCGGATCGGCTGACGGGGTCGGGACGATTGCCTGCAATGCCGCAATAGCCGCCTGCAACTGCGTATCCAATGCCTGTAACTGCGTGATTACTTCATTCATGTTTTTTTTTATGTTCGAGAGCCTTAGTTTTGGCCTCGTGTTTTTTTTCCATCGTGCGACCTTTTTCCGTTTCCTTGCTGCCGTGCATAGCACCCAAGGAATTCATTACCTTGTAGGGAATATCTGATTTCGCTCCGTATTCTTTTTTTAGCTTTGATTCTAGGAATTTTGGCATATTATCGGTATTCGTCTTCTCCGTTGTAATTGACTGGTTGCTTCTTCTTCTCGACAGCCTTGGACTTGGAACGCGCCGCAATCTTTTCAATCATTGCCCGCGCTGCATCTTTCTCGCTTACCACCTCCTCTTTCCCCGTCATGAATTTTTTAATAGCCCGCTTCGCTGTGTCGTAAATCATTTTCGCGGTGGCTTGGGTGGGGCGACGGTAACGTGATCCAACGGCTTCGGAGGATCGGTTACTTTATTGCGTAATGCCTTGCGCTTTGCGTCTCGCAAGGGTTTGCCGCTCATGAACTCGGCCATCCGCCTATAGGAATCGTTTTTCTCGTCCACCGATTTTTGTTTCCAATCAAGCATGTTATCGGTCGTTGTGTTCTCCGGAAGTTGCGCCGGAAATATCAGTAAACTCGCGGTCTTTTGGCTTCTTTTTCTTCATAAGAGCCTGCGACTTCGCTTTCCGCATGCCTGAAATCTCCGCTAGGTTCTTTTTCGCATTGGCGTTCACGATATCGGCCTGCAATTCGGCCTTGTTCACTATTCGTTTTTGTTCGTCGTTAGGCATGATAGGGATTAGGTTGGTCTTTTAAGTCCATGCCAAGTTCGTGCGCTCGGCGTCCATACCTTGGATTTTGCAGTTGTCATGTTATCTATCGCCTTTCATAACTTTCATCCAATTTCCCTCCTGACCGCCGACAATATCCTTTTTTCGCGTACCAACCCTGTCCGAACGGGACAATTTCTCTTTTAGTGCTTTGCTCTTTGCCGAGAGTTTAGATGCTGGCACTTTAGAATGACTTTCCCGTTTTTCTGAAAAATCTCTGTTTTTTTCAAACATATTATTCCTCTTCCTTCTTTTCCTTTTTCCCCTCCTCCTCGTCGCCTTTTTCCTTCGAGGAGTCGTTATTCGCGAACTTGTGATACTTCGGATGCTCGTCGTTCTTGTGCATCGCGTGGGACATTCCCTTGCCGCACTTCGCACAGCCGTTATCGGTATCGGACTCGTTTTTCTTTCTCTCTAATGCTTTTGTTTTTGCTTCTGGCATATTATTTTTGTTGTAATGTCGACCTTAAAATTCTGCGACGGTATAGCTGGGTGCCGTGCCTGCCGATGTTATGATTCCCGTATAGCACACGTTATCAAGCACCGTGAAAATGCCGCCACTGCCGTCGGACACTGCCGTGCTGCCCTTCAAAATGACGTGATAGACCGAGGTGGTCGCTCCCGCGCCGAACCTGACGTAGAGCGGATTCGTCCCCTGATTCTGGATCACAAATCCCGCACGGGAAGAATTTACCGCAAGCACCGTCGGCTGGGTGGAAACCGAAGGGACATTCGCCTGGGAAGGCTGGACTAATGACATTGGGTCGGCCATGAATTTAGTATGGTGTTATTTTATTTTCTTGAAAAAGATTTCGTGGATTATTTCCCCACGGGAACGCTCGCCAGCTTGTTTTCGGTAATCGCTTTCTGCTGATCCATCTTCGCCTGCGCGGACTGCGACTCGTGTTGCATCTTCTGCTGATGCGCCTGCTCCTTGTGCTGCATCTGCTGGCCGTGCGCCTGCTCCCCTTGGGCAAGCTGTTGCTGCCCCTGGGCAGCCTGCTGTTGCAACTGCTGTTGCTGGGCTTGCTGCTGGGCTTGCGCCTGTTGCTGGGCGATTTGCTGCACCTGTTGCCAGAGTTCCGGAAAGTTAATCTGCAAGTACATCGCCTTGTCCGTAACCCACAAAACGCCGTCTCCTGCCGATTCATCCGGATCGGGGAAATCAAGCGTCTCTAAGAGCGTCTTCGGGCCGATTGCTCCCGCCTGATAGAGCTGCAACGCCATATTGCTTTCCGACACTTCGTCTTTCGGCTTCATGGAGTTCGGAGCTACCGTAACGATAAGCTGGCGGTCAATGTCTTGGGCTTGGAGCGTAACGTATTCCACCGCTTTCCCGACACCCATCACTGCCGCGAAATGCTTTTCATCGTAGAAGACCATATACAGTTGCGTCATCCAGTTGAATGCGCTGCGGGCAACCTGTTCAATAGCATCGCCAATGCCCCCGCCGATACGCGAGGTATCGTGGGACTGGTTGATAATCTGGCCACGCGCCGTCTCGTCAGGCTTCGGAGGCTGGGAAGCAATGCCCTGGACGCCCCACGAGGAGCGCAGATTATTCATGTTGTTCTCGATATTGTCGAAATACCCATTCGGGATGGTCGGAGCTTGGAGGCGGACAATCGCTTCACCGATGGGTTTGCCAGGCGGAACAAGGACTTTTCCCACCCCTCGCGTCAAGGCATTCGACGCTTGCTTTGCCGTCTCTTGGTTGAAATTGTCCTCCGAAAACGCAATGCCGTTGTTTCCTTGGGCAACGTTCATCTCGATTTGTTCGATACCACGGCTGATGTTCTCTTGGTTCGGAATGTTCTGTTCGATAAGACCCGTGATGTCGTGCGGCCTGTCTTGCAGGGAAAATACCGAAAGGAAGATATAGGGCTTCTTGGGGGATGCGAAGTGGTTTCGCTTTTCGGGCATCGGCGTTCCCGTCATTTCATCCACTTCATTGTCGTCCTGATAATTGAAATATTCGTTCTTGTGCTTGTCGAGAATGACTTTTTTGAAGGTTGAAAAGCAATAATCGTCGTTCCACCATTCGGTATAGACGACTTCCGTGCCGAGATTATCCTTGCCTTTCACGACCATCGTGATGTACTCCTTGTGCTTCGGGAAGAGTTCGATAAGCTTCTCGGCCGTAACCGTAATCCGTTCGCCGAGCCACGAGGAGAAATCTCCATAGGCATCAACGAATCCGTTCGGATCGAAGATGAAATCCTGAATCTTCCGGTTCTCTACGGCAATGTCGCCGATTTTCTCATCCCAGCCTGGCTTCAGGACGCCCAGTTGGTAGATAGACCATTGCCGCACCATGACCGCTAATTTCCGGCGCAGGATAAGCTGGTCGGCGTGGAATTCAAGCATGGTCTTTACGGCGTTGCAGATGGCATTGCCTTCCTTGGTGTTGTCGGCATAAACAACCGGATCAGGGTCTTGGGCTAACGCAGCCGCAAGGAACGTCTCTTCGGCCTCGAACTGGATATTCGCAGCCACGGGAACGTCATCCTGCGGCGCAGAATTGTCCTGAATGCGTCCGAGGTACGAACGCATGTTCCGCTTGAACATCGTGCGAATCTTGCCCTCGTAGGGGGCGTAGGCCTTTTCCCACTGGTCGCGGAGCGAGAGCAGTTCTTCATCCGCCATCGGCAAATCAAGGACATCAAGCTTTTCGCTTAAAACGCCTTCAGGCGAAACATCGCCCTTACGCATAGGGATTTTATTGACCGAACTCTCGACGAGGTCGCTGACGCCTTGAATGTTTAGGGAGAAAGAATCTTCCATTTAATCGTGCCCCATTTTACTGAATTTGTCTTCAAGATACTTTTTACGTTCAGGTGTACCATTGCCAGTCATACGCGTTATATGTTTTGGCTCACTATTTTCCTTTTTCTTTTTCAACGCTTTGCTTTTCGCTTCCTTTGCGACCCACTGTTCGTGTTTTACACGCGATGGATGATTTTTGGGAAGGCTATCGGGGTCGGTAAGATTTTCGTTCAACCGTTCACCGCGGCCAATACGCTCTTTTTCAAGACGATGCGCCGTCTCCCAAATCTTATTCATCCTGTCGTTATAGCGTTCTGAACCGGACTTGTAGTTTGCCATAGGGTTATATTCCAATTATAAAATCTTCCCGCCATTCTTCATATTCGGCGTGGATTACGAGCGTCGGTGCGGTATGGGTCTGGAGATACCACGGACAGCCTTGATGGAACTTCTCGAACTCCGGCCGCAAAAGGATAAGGCAAAGAGGACAATGCCCGCTTGCGATAATGCGTGCGCTACGCTGCCGTGCGCGGTATTCGCGCATCCAGCGTGCGTTGTAATCCTTCATGTGGCGGCTCCATATCTTGTAGGCCATTCATAGTTCAACGCGTTCGCCAAGCATAATCTGATTTGCTGGCACGCCCGCGTCATCGACAATGACCGCGCGTCTTACAAGTCCCAAGATATTCTCGCCACCCACCACCTTCGCCATCTGGTCGCCGTATTTCGACATCCCTACCAAAGCGTAAAGGAGCGCATGGGCGTAGTGATCCGGCCCGTTGCGCTTCCACACGTATTCTGCGCCGTAGAGCGTCCTATTATCCGCTTCAGGCGTTTCTTTGGCGGCAATCTTTTCGCGGTACATATTGCCGAAATGCGAGGCGAACTCAGCCCATTCGTCCTTCGTGCCATTCAGTCTGACCCGTCCGATATCCCGCATTTGCTCGACCATGAGCGTTATCATGCGATTCCGGTCGACTTCGACTTTCATGTATTCGTCGTCCTTGCCCCAGCGAATCATTTCCAAGCTCTTGCGGTCTTTGCGATAGAAACAGAGGAATACGCGACCAGGATACTCAGCTTGAAGCTTCCGCACGCCAATCAGGTCTCCTCCCTGGTCGAAGACTGCGATAGAACGGGGAAACCTGCGCAGATGGAGCCGTATAACGTCATACGGATCGGTGCTGGCCGTAATCGTTGTCTCGTGGTCGTAAAAGAAAACGCCGTCCTTGTTCATCAGGACATAGTGAATTCCGTGGCCGGTATCCGCGCCGATGACGGTTATGCCTTCCTGGGGGTTCACAGAGTCGACGCAGTTACGAAGAACGGCCAAGGGTTCGATTCTGTCCTCTGAACCGATATACGGCAGCCCTAGGACGTAGTTGTAGAAGTATTGTTTGTCTTTGAGAGGATCGCGGAATGCCTTAATAATGTCCTTCGCGGCTTTATTAAACAACATCAACTGACTTATATGGAATCCGGAAAATTCATAGCCACCTACTATCTCGTTATCCCATGGCACACCGTCCTTATTGATCCAACGTCCGTTAATTCTTGCCTCATCAGACAATTCAACTTTACAGAAAGAACAAACATACAGTTCTCTTTCCATATCTATATTCCCCGGCCATGTCAAAACCTGTTCCTTTTTGCAGGCATCGCATCGAATATTCCACTCCTTCTGGTCTGACAACTTCCAATAAATATCGACACCATGCCCGACCAAAGAAGGATGCGAGAAAAACCAACGCCATTTGTCTTCCTCTCTCTCCTGAGCTTCCTGCCGGGTTTCGTATTGCGTTATGGTAGGTTGGTCGCTGGCATCCAATTCGTCATGCACGTTCAAGGATGAAGAAACCATCATCGCCTGAGTCTTACCCACTGTTCCACGAAGATAAAGCATATTATCACCTATTTTCTTCTGCTCGATCGTGTCATGATCGGCTGTCCAATTCTTCAAAACCTGATTTTGAGATATTATGCGGTTGAACTTTCCGCCAACCATATCCTGCACATCCGACTGAGTGGGTAGCGTATAAATGGCATCTTTCTTTTTATTCTTAACGACATAGCAGACCTTCACGAAGGTCATCTCGCTAGCTCCTACCTGCGGCGGTTTAAACCAAACCTGCTTCGGAGAAAGATCGGCTATTAAAGCCCGCGCAAACTTCCGCTTTTCAAACTCAAATGGCAATCCATTGGAAGTTCTTAACTCATTTTGTAGCATCCATGGGCCAATATACAGTTCAGACGCTTGTCTCAATTCTTCGGAGGTGTAAGGCATAAGTATTTGTTTTAGTATGGCACGAAACACAAAGAGTTCGACCGTTCGATAAAACCATCCGCAATTCTGGGTAGGAAGAAAACGGCTTAATATGATCTGCCTGTAATGCACCGCCGCGTTGACCACACGAAACGCAAGTATATCTATCCCGTTCAAATACCGCCCTACGCCAAGCCTTGTATTCAAAGCTGGTTCTTATTTTCTGGTTAATAGGCGTTATTCCTCCGCGCCACCAATTATGATGCTCTCTTTGCGCCCGGCGTGTAGCACTCATCTTCTCTCTTGTCTCTGGGGAAAGAAGCTGTCCTTTTCTCGATCGGCTTATTTTTCGCTTTGTTTCCTCGGTTAAAACATGGCCTGTCAGAGCAATACTCAACCTGCGCCTAGTTTCGTTCGACTTAGGAATACCCTTGTGAGCGATGCTCATTTTCTCGCGGGATTCAGCAGACATTTTACTGCCCTTTTTCATAGAAAGCGTCGTTTAATTTCTTCGCTAAATCCTTTACCCGATCACTCGGCTCAGTGTCGATGTTTACATTCACTGACTTCTCTGGTGCATAAGCACCCTTGAGCTTATACGCCATGTCCAAGGCTTTGCTGACGGCTTGGGTGTCGGGAACGTCGATGAATGTTGTTTTTATCTGTCCCGTGTTAATGTCTTTTTCAAGATGCGAAATCTGTTCTTGCTTCTCTAAAAGTTCGCGATGCCGCTTGGCTAAGGCACTGTCAGGAAGATGCCGTCTCATAAGTTCTTGCCAGCCGTTGCTTTTCGTTAAAACTGCTGGAGTTCTTGCAACCGAAGGTGCATATCCTACGGCTTCCATAGCAGGCCCGACATCGCCATGAGATTCCATGACCTTTTTAAATGCTCTTTTTTGGCGAAGGGTGGGCATAGGGTTTGATGTCGGGATATTCCCGCATTATGTGATTACCGGTATTTTTTGCATAATAACCATCCGTGGCGGCCAGTCCTCCGGATCCGGACCGTGGATGCTTTCAAGGATTTTCATGCGTTCCTCCAGGGTTTTGCCGCCGACATTGTAGTTGCCGTAGAGATACGTATGGTAATAGTCTAACTCATCCAAGCGAATTTCGCTCATCGTGATGCCTTTGACCGCTTTCTGGATTGCTTTCTTGAAAGCAGGAAATTTCCAAAGGAACTTCAGGAGGAACGCCCCTTTTCTGAACTTTTCGGGAACGTCGGGATTTGCACCGATATTCTCCCGCGTGGATTCGAGAGCTATCAGGCGTTCCAATTCCTTGGGCAGGTTGTCATGCAGAGCTTCGGGGTTGCATTCGGTCATCATGTCCTGCATGCGCCAGCGATAGGCGGGATCGTATTCAAAAAGACATCCCACCGTTTCTGCGAGTTCGTCGGCAAGCTTCGCATCCATATCGAGTCCTACAAAGAACGTCGTGATAAATTTTCGAATTTCTTTGACAGGAGCGGAATAATAGCCGTCTTCGAGATAGAACGGATTCAAGGATACCGAACCGATCCGCACGAAGCGGAATGCCAGTTCATCAAGGAACGATTTTCTGAGTTTCTTCGATACCGTGAGCGTAAGTCCCACGGCGAGGAATATCATCCGGCTCGATTTCGACGCTACTAAACCTAAAAGTTGAATTAAAAGCCGTTTTACAGGGTCTGCCGCCGCTATCATCTGGGGAATAGCGACCGCCCGCGAGGGAGGAATGTCTTTGCCCTCGTAATATACAAAATTCCCCTTCCCTTCGATATATTCGGCGTGGGTGGGTATATAGCTTGCGTTGCCGTTGCCCCACGTATATGCGGAAACCGAAATGCGGTTTCTGTGTTGTTTGAAAATCCTGTCCGGCGGAAATTCAATGCCCTTTTCTGGGATTACTTTCCCTTGCATGCCGGCCCCTAACCACGGAAGGTCGATATACTCGTCGGTCATTCAGTGCCACTCGATGTTAACAACCTTTGGAGGACAACATCGGGAGACACATCGCGGACTTCCATGATGCTTCCGAACCGGACCATCCACCCCTTCCAGTTTCCGTCTGGCTGTTCGACGATCGAAATCGCGTTCCCGTTCTTTGCAGGGTTGAAATGACTATCCTCCATATTGCTTAGATTGACCCGTTTTATCTCAGCCATTTTTTTGAGGGAAGATTAAGATGTTTTTTTTCT